GACGCAGTTGTTTCTAAATATAGAAGAACTGGTTTTGTAAATGGTTTAGATAAAAGAAAACTAATGTGTAGAGCAGAACATAGTTCTCTTAATACATTAGTGCAATCAGCAGGTAGTCTACTTGTAAAACAAGGTACAATTATTTTAAATGAAGAACTACATAAAGCAGGTTTTGTTTGGGGTAAGGACTATGCACAAGTACTTCATATCCACGATGAAATACAGTTTGAAGTTAAGAAAGACAAAGTAGAAAAATTTAAAGAAATTACAAAATCAATATTTAAGAAAACGCAAGACCACTTTAATTTTAGATGTCCATTAGATGGTGAGATTAAGGTAGGTCAGAATTGGAGTGATACACACTAAAGCAAGACCTCATTTTGACTTGGATTTAAAATTCGGACAAGAGAAAGAAAACGAACTTCAAGAGATATTTAACAATAAATTAGTAGAAGTTAAGACAGATAGGGTCTGTCAAAAGACAGGAAATGTCTTTGTTGAAATAGAAGACAACGGAAAACCGTCAGGAATAATGAATACTAAAGCAATCTATTTTGCTTTTTGTTTATGGAAAGAAGAACGGAAAGACCAAGTCTGGGTTCTCATACCTACAAAAATTCTAAAAAAATTGATGAAGAAATTTCCCATTAAAGCAGGTGGCGATAACTGGGAAAGCAAAGGTCACATAGTTCCAAAGGAAGCATTACTACAATATGAAATATAAAAAATATAAAATTGTCTTTCTAGACCCAACAGCAAACAGTGGTTGGCAATCAGAAAAAGAACTCAAAGAATTTACACCTGAAGAATGTGTAATTGAAGCATACGTTTATTCTAAAGATAAAAAAATAGTTAAGACGTTTGCTTCCTATTCAATCAACAAGGACGACAAGGAAATTACGTTTGCAGATACTAACGTACTTCCACGTGCCACAATTAAATCAATGAGGAGAATATATGAAAAACTTAAATGAGTTTCACGCCAACAAATTAAAGACAATGTTGGTTGATGGAGACTTACTCGCTTATAAGATTACTTCTGCTTTAGAAGAACCTATCCAGTGGGAAGATGATGTATGGACATTACATTGCGACTTAGACAAATGTAAGCAGTTTTGGAAACAATCAATTGCTTATTATTTAAAACATACAAACTCTGCAAATGCAGTGATTGTCTTTTCTGATGTTTCTAATTTTAGAAAGCAATTAGATTTAGAATATAAATCTTTTAGAAAAGCAATTCGTAAACCAATAGCTTATAAACCACTACGCTATTGGATAGAAAAAACTCACCGTACTCTTAGTTATCCTTTTCTAGAGGGTGATGACACATTGGGATTACTAGCCACTGGCAAGTATAAAGATAATTGTGTCATTGTGAGTGGTGACAAAGATATGCGAACAATACCTACTTGGCATTGCTTCATTATAGATGACAGCATTGAGTTCGTAGATAGTCACAAAGCCGACTACAACTTTTGTACTCAGGTTCTTACTGGTGATAAATCAGATGGATACATTGGGTGCAAAGGTGTCGGTCAAGTAAAAGCGTCAAGAGTATTAGATGGTAAGAAGAAACTTCCTGAAATGTGGGAAGCTGTACTTCAGGAGTATACAAGAAATGGATACTCAGTAGATGACGCTTATCACCAAAGTAGACTAGCCAGAATACTTAGAGAGGGTGAGTACGATTACAAAAAACAAGAACCTAAATTATGGAGTTATAAATATGAACACTACCGAAATTTTACAGAAGACAGAAAAGTTAGTTAATGACAGTAGGGCAAAAACTCACGGTGATAAAATAAAAAACCACGAGAATATTGCTAGACTTTGGAGTTCATATTTACAAAACAAAACTCAACTAAATATTATCTTAACACCTGAAGATATTGCACAGCTTATGACTTTGTTAAAGATAGCAAGGTCACAAGCAGGAGACCATAACATTGATGACTACATTGATGGAGTTGGCTATCAAGCAATTGCAGGAGAGATAGCAAGTAAGAGGTCTGAATTAAGTTCCTCTTTAGGAGTATCTAATGAACGAAAATCCAAAAATACCGACAATAAGTGAAGAACTTATAAGGTATCTAGATAATTTATTTCCTGACAAATGTGCTGATTTGAAAGATACAGACAAAGAGATTTTTCATAAATCAGGACAAAGGTCAGTAGTAAATCATTTAATAGAAAAGTTTAAATTACAAGGAGAAAACTAATATGTGTGTTTCAGTAAAAGCACCTGCACCACCACCAATGCCAGAGCCAATTCCTGCTACGCCACCAAGCGTATCAAATGCTACAACAAAACAAGTAGCACCGACTTCGGCAACAGGTGAAGCGTCAGGCAGAAACACTTCTGTTGCTTCAAGAGTAGCAAGAAGACGAGTAGGTAGAGGAAGTTTAAGAATACCTCTAGCAACTTCTGGTCTTACAAGAAGTGGTCTTAATATTCCGAGTGCATAATGGAGAGATATGAGATTGGTAGTAATACTATCATAGATGATAAAGCGTCTATGGAAAGTCAGTACCAAAAGATGGAGATTGACAGAGAGATATATTTAGAAAGAGCAAGAGATAGTGCCGAACTTACCATTCCATATTTAGTACCAGAAAAAGGTTCAAACTCAGCAACCAATTATCCAACACCATATCAATCAGTTGGTTCTAGAGGTGTAATGAATTTAGCTAGTAAATTAATGTTAGCTTTATTTCCACCACAAGCACCATTCTTTAGATTAGATGTTGATGATTTAATTTATAGAAAAATGGAAGCTGACCCACAGCAAAAGCAAACCATAGAACAAGGTTTAGCAAAAATAGAAAAAGCTGTGATGGATAGTATTGAAGCTGATAATGATAGAGTTGCTTTTTATGAAGCATTAAAATTATTAATTGTATCAGGTAATGTTTTATTAAAATTAACTGAAGATGGTTTAAGAGTTTATAGATTAGAAAACTATGTAGTTAAAAGAGACAATCAAGGTAAAGTTTTAAAAATTATAATTAAAGAAAGTTTATCACCTACAACACTACCAAAGAAAATTGCAGAAGCTGTTGGTAATCAAATTACAGACGAACAAAAAACTATAAATTTATATACTTGTGTAAAAAGAGAAAAAAATAAATTTGTAGTTTCACAAGAAGTAAAAGGAAAAATTGTTTTTCAAACTTCTTATGACTTAGATAAATCACCATTCATAGCATTAAGATTTAACAGAATAGATGGTATGAACTATGGTAGAGGTCACGTAGAAAGTTATCTTGGTGACTTAAAATCTTTAGAGGGATTATCACGTTCTATATTAGAGGGTTCTTCTGCTTCAGCAAAAATGCTGTTAATGGTAAATCCATCAGGAACTACTAGAGCAAGTGCAATTGCTAAAGCACCTAATGGCGCAATCATAGAAGGTAGTGCAGGTGACGTTTCAGTTCTTCAAGCTAATAAGTTTGGAGATTTTAGAGTGACGTTTGAAGCAATGAATAGAATTGAACAAAGATTACAGTTTGCTTTTCTTTTAAATGCTTCAGTTCAAAGACAAGCAGAAAGAGTGACCGCTACAGAAGTACAATTAGTAGCTAATGAATTACAGGACGCTTTAGGCGGAGTATACGGAATATTAACAACAGAATTTCAGTTGCCTTACATAAACACTAAATTAGCAATGTTAAGACAACAGAAACTTTTACCAGAACTTCCAAAAGATATTGTGAAAACAAAAATCATTGTTGGAATGGAAGCACTTGGTAGAGCCAGTGATAGATTGAGATTACTTCAATTTATGTCTGACCTTGCAGGAACATTAGGGGCAGAAACACTAGGTAGATATATTAATCTTGGAGACGCTATTAAGAAATTTGCAGTAGCAAACCAAATAGATACTCAGGGATTAATTAAATCTGAAGAACAAATCCAACAAGAAACACAACAAGCCCAACAACAACAATTTGCACAGCAAAGTTTAGCTGACCCAAGAGTGGCGATAGAAATGGGAAAACAATTAGCCAACTCTAATGTCAGTCCAAGTGTAGATGATGAGGGCAATGTTCAACTTACACAAGGAGAATAAATATGAGTACTGAACGAGTAGAAATAAACCCAGATAATAATAATAAAACATTAGAACAATCTCAGGAAGATTTAGCCAAACAAGGTGTAAATGTAAATGAGGGTGTTGTTAATAATAATGGTGAAAGTGTAAATATTTCTCAACCAGAAAATTTATCACAAACTTCTGAACAAGAAGTTAGACCTAACTGGCTACCAGAAAAATTTAAGTCTGCTGAAGAATTAGCCAAAGCATATAGTGAACTTGAAAAGAAAATGTCAGCACCACAGGAAGAACAACCTAGTGAACCTGTTGAAGAAGTTGCAGAGCCAACACAGGAAATGCAACAGCTTGATAAATACTATGATGAGTTTATTGAAAAGAATGAACTATCAGAAAAAAGTTATGAAGAACTAGACGCTTTGGGTTTACCTAGAGATTTAGTTGATGGTTATATTGCAGGTCAAAAAGCACTTGCAGACAATGATGTATCTGAAGTTCAGAAAGTTGTTGGTGGTCAAGATAACTATGCACAACTATTAGACTGGTCTGCTAAAAATCTTTCACAAGCAGAAAAAGACGCTTTCAATAATACAATAGATAATGGAAGCACTGAACAAGTGAAGATGGCAGTACAAGGTCTTATGGGTAGAGCAGGTATGTCTGCTGATAATCCACAACAAAATATGTTTGAGGGAAGTGTTGATAATACAAACACTGATGTCTTTGGTTCTGTTGCACAAGTCACAGAAGCAATGAATGACCCAAGATATTCTAAAGACCCTGCATATAGAAAAGAAGTTGAAGATAAACTAGCTAGAAGTTCTGTAATCTAATGTTTAATTTTATTTTACCTATTCTCAAAAATCCTTTGACAAGAATGATTGGTTCTAAAGTCA